AGCGCCCCGTTTGAGGACCGTTTCTCCGGGCGTCCCTTCCCATGTAAAAGACCAACTTCGAGACCTTTCAAATCAGGCTAGGAGATTCCGAGCAAAGACCCCTGCGGGTCATCCTGTGGCTATTGCCAATGACCAGTTGACTACGATGGTTAAGACTCTCTACACAATGGGTGTGCCTACTCAGGCTATTGCTGAGGCGGCTGGTGTTTCGTATCGAGCTATGGCAAGAAGAATTGCCAAATGAATACGACCTTTAAAAACAAGACAGGTTCTTATGCCCCTGAAGAGTTAGCCATCGTTGTGTGGTCTAACCCTAAAACTAAGACAGGTAAACAAGTTCGAGCCCTTGAGACTATGACTACCACCGACTCAACTCTGCCTATGGTTTTCCCAATTACCCTTCTTAAGAAAAAGCGAGAGTGGCGAAATGCCAAATTTGTCTACTCTTCTTCCGAAGTCCTAGACCTACTACCCTCCAGTGGAAGAGCTTTTCCTCTGATAGTTCCAATGCCTATAGCCAAACAAGCTTTGGGTTGGAACGATTTCTACATCCCAACCGAATACACAGAGGAATAATGAGAAAACAACTAGACGTATTTCCAGCCATTGTAAAAGTCATTTCTCCGGGCTCCCTTTCCGATCTCAGCCAAGCCAATGTCACAGGGGATTTGCCCCAAGGGACAAGGAAAGTGGATAGGTGTCGGGTTGTGGTTCTCAATAACCAGATTTTGATTGCTGTGGATTCTCCTGAAGGTCCCCAGTTGGTCTTCCGCGAGAAGGTCGAAGAGATGATTAATGAGAAGGGCTTAGACCGCGTAAAAACCGAATCAGGCAAAATGTTGGCCTTCATTAAAGACACTAATTGCGGTTGTGGCTCAAGACTTCGCAGTTGGAACCCTTTTGGCAGCATTGTCTCCTCTTCAGAGGACCCAAGTAAATGACACTCCTTGAATTTGCAATTCTTGGCCTTGCAACGTTTCGCATAACCAGACTAATAACGCGAGACGTTATTACCGAGCCTATTAGAACTAGAGTCTGGAAAAAGCGTCCTCCAGAGTCCTCAAAGGTAGGTTATCTATTCACCTGCGAGTGGTGTATGTCGATTTGGACAGCATCACTTATCTACGGATGCTTTATGATTACATCAGTAACTGCTATTCTTTTAGTGCCATTCGCACTATCAGCCATAGCGGGACTGTTGACTGCGTATGAGGACAAATAACTCGTGCTCCGTAACAAAGTGAAGGGTTAGACAGTGGCTGTATTCAAAAAAGAAGAACCACAAGAGCCAGCAAAGGCTGTAGTTACGCCGAAGCCTCGCTCTTCTAGACGTACTCGTACCACTCGCTCCCCTCAAGTTATTGCAAAGCCTCAGCAGCAAACTCCTTCAGGCATTCTTTCAGTTTTCACTTCCACTACACCTGCTTCGTCAGTTGCATACAACGTTCCTCGCTCTCTTACTGCAGCAGCAGTTCAAGTCAAAGTAAATGACAAAGGCGAGTTTGAGCAATTTAAAAATCGTAGAAGTGCATCTTCTAGTGCATGGCAAGCAGAAGCTTGGGAATACTACGACGCAATTGGTGAAATCAAATACGCATTTAATCTTGTTGCATCTGTTGTTTCACGCATTCGTATTTACGCAGCAGCAATTGATGATGCATCGCAAGCTCCAGTTTCAGTAAAAGAATCTCGAGTTGTTGAAGAGCGTCTTTCATCTGCAGCAGAACGTGCACTAGACCGTCTTAACTCTGCATACGGAGGACAAGCAGGTCTTCTTAAGGATGCAGCTCTTAATCTTTCTGTCGCTGGTGAGTGTTACTTAGTACAGATGCCAGCACGTCCAGGTTCAGGAATTCCTGAATCTTGGGACGTCCGTTCCGTTGACGAAGTTGTAACAGATGCACGTGGTGGATTCAATGTTATTGGCCGACGTGAGCAGGGTGCAGGTCAAGGTGGCGGTGCATCAATGGGAGTCAACAAACTCAACAAGAATGCATTCATTGGTCGCATCTGGCGTTCACACCCACGTTTCTCTGATGAAGCAGATTCATCACTCCGTGGTCTTCTAGATCTTTGCGCTGAACTACTTCTTCTTAATAGAACATTCCGTGCAACTGCACGTTCTCGTCTCAATGCAGGAGCACTTTATCTTCCAGATGGACTTTCTGTTGCTGCACAAGCAGACCCAGACTATCCATACGATTCAGAAGATGGTTTAGGTGCTGGCTTTACTGCTGAAGAAGCAGAAGATGAATTCGAAGAGCAACTCATCGATGCGATGACAACTCCAATTCGCGATGAAGAATCAGCGAGCGCGGTTGTTCCTCTTATCATTCGTGGACCTGCAGAACTTGGCGACAAGATTAAGCAGTTTAAGTTCGAGCGTTCATTCGACCCAGCACTTGCTGAGCGTTCAGACCGTGTACTCGAGCGCATCCTTCAGGGACTAGATGTTCCAAAGGATGTTGTAACAGGACTTGCAAACGTTAAGTACTCAAACGCTCTACAGATTGATGAAGCACTTTACAAGGCACACATCGAGCCTCTAATGCTCCTTATCTGTGACTCTCTAACAGTTGTTTACCTTCGTCCATATCTTCTTGCAAATGGATTTACAGAGTCTGAAGTAAACCGCGTTACAGTTTGGTACGACCCATCAGCAGTTTCTACACGCAATGACCGTGCTGCAGATGCAGATGCTGGCTTTGACCGCATGGCAATCTCAGGAGACACATGGCGTCGTGCTCATGGCTTCTCAGACCAAGATGCACCAACTCCTACAGAAGTTGCACTTCGACTTCTACAAGAGCGTGGAGCAATCACTCCAGAGCTGACAGAAGCAATGCTTAAGGCAGTTGCTCCTGAAGTTATGGAAGCAGTTCAGCAAGTAAGTCAAGAAAATTCCGTTGCTCCAATGTCACCAGAGTTGCAAACTCTTCTTGATGGTGCAGTTGGAGAAGCTCCTACAGAGACAGCCCCTACAGAGACAGCCCCTGCAACAGAGGAGGTTCAGCAGTAAATGGCTGAAGAAGTATGCCCTCCTGCAACACAGGACATCGCTCTTAATTTAGACAATCGCAAGAAGGCGATTGATACAGCAATGTATGGACCGCTTAATCCTGCAGAACCAAACGATGAGTATTGGCAAGCACTTGCTGATGAGTGGCAAGTAGACACAGAAACTGCAAAGCAGCAACGCTGTGGTAACTGCGCTGTGTTTATTCAAACTCCAGAAATGCTTTCTTGTATTGAAAACGGTTTGACAGATAACGCTGATGAATTTGATTCAATCAATGAGGCTGGCGACCTTGGCTACTGCGAAGCATTTGACTTTAAGTGTGCATCTGCACGTACATGTCGTGCTTGGGTTGCAGGTGGTCCTGTGACAGCTGCTGCTAAAAAGAAGATTGCACAAACCCCTGCCCCTAAAAAAGATCGCGTCAAAGGCTCTGACAAGAATTCAAAGGGCTCAGCTTCAGGCGGTAAGAAAATCACTTTTACTCCTGCGATTGAATCTTCTCTTCAGAAGAAAGTACAAGAGCACAACGAAAAAGCGCCTAAGGGTAGAAAGACTTCGGTATCAACGCTCAAAGCGGTCTACCGCCGTGGTGCAGGAGCCTATTCAGTATCTCATCGACCTGGGATGACTCGTAATCAGTGGGCAATGGGTCGCGTTAATGCCTTCCTCCGTCTACTTAAGTCTGGAAAGCCAACAAACTCTGCATACAAAGCAGATAATGATTTACTACCAGCAGCACACCCACGCTCTTCAAAGAAGAACGCTTCTTCAATTATTGCTTCAGGTTTAATTCCAGAAGAACAAGATTTAGCAGATGCACTTATTGCAATTACTCGCAAGCATGGGCCATTTGACCAAGATGGCGACGGAGTGTGGGCTGGTTACACACCTGCTTATGAAAACGAAGTTAAGGACATTGGAGTTAAATGTTCCAACTGCGTATTCTTCCAAGGACCAAACAAGTGTCAGATTATTTCTCTTGAAGTTGAAGCAGATGGCAAGTGCCGTTTTGCTGTTCTACCAGAGGGTGCAGTTTCAGGTTATGACGTCCCAGTTCGTGACGAGGAAGACCT